TTATAGGAAAATTTGCAATATAAGATTGGTGATGGATGAGTAATCAGCATCGCTATACCCAATCAACGTGCGTCTTTTATAATGTACCCTTGATCCACTAGGGCGCACCTGATCCATTAGCCCTTCTTGATGCACGCGGGCGATACGCGACACACGACCCACAAACCCAATGCTCACAGCATTGGGGGTCGCACTGACCTTGAAGAACTTGGCTTGCCGCAGCTTTGCAAACATCTTTGCGCGTTTGACGCGCCCGGACTTCTGGCGCAGCTGCTGCTTGCGTGGTGCGTACGGCGTGCCATCGGGCGCTTGCTGCTTGCCGATACGCAGGCTCTGTGAGCGCCTCAGTTCGGTTCCGATCTTGCGCGCCAGCGTGCGGCGTTCACCGGGCTGCAGACGCGCCAACAACGGCGCGGCCCAGTTCTCCAGCGCGGTCAGCTCATCCATGTGGGATCGATCACGGGCTCAGGCGCATGCGTCATGTCGTAGCCGCCCCCATCCTTCGCGGTCACAACGACACGTTCCGTCAGCGGCAACTTGATCGACAGATCCACGGCATCGTTGGCGAGGATGTCAGCCTCGAAGGCGATGTCGCCACGGCGCGCGGGATTGGACAGCAGCTCGGACTGATTGACCTGCACCCATTCCAGCAGCGGCAGCATCACGCTATCCGGGTGGCCGGCGTAGTCGGTCACGATCAGGTTGAGCGTGTATTGGTACTCGAACGACAGCCCCGGCTGGAACGTGCTGACCAGGCTGCCGGCGTCGATGAACACCAGCAGCCGGTCGGCATCGCGTGCCAGGTCCGGCAAGGCCGCCACCAGATGCGCGCGCAGGCTGGCGGGCTTGATCATGGCGCCGGCTCCAGCGTGTGCAGGCCGATCCAGTCCTGCAGCGCGCTCAGTTGCGCGGCGGTGGCGTGGCAGCTGGTGTAGTTGTCGGCGACGGTGCCGGCAATGCCAGAGAGCGTAATGCCGGCGGCCGGCGCATCAGGATCTCCGGTGGGCGGCCCGGCAGGGTTGCCCGAGGCGGCGGCGTCGTGCAGCCGCACAAAGCCAGCAGGGATAGCGCAAGCAGCGTCAGCTTTCTGGGTGACATAGATCGGGATCTCGCGGGTGATGGTGGCGCCGGCCTCGCGCACGATCTGCACGCGGTCGACGTACTGGGTGACGACAGTGGTGGACGCCTTCGCGCTGTTGCGCTCGGCCTCAGCTTGGCGCTTGGCCTGCAGCGCGGTGTCGCGGTCCTTCTGCGCGGCGCTGACGCGATGCTCTTGCCACACGCAGCCACCGACGAGCACTGCAATCAGCGCCAGCAGGATGATCAGGCGCGTGACCATCAGCTGACGCCCAGGATCTGCAGAGCGCGCTTGGTGCGCGTGACGCGATCGCCGTGGCCTTCGGGCAAGCGCTTGGCGCGCACGTTGCCCAGGTTGATCTTGCGGCCCAGGCCGAGCACATCGCCGGCATCGGCCAGCACGTTGAGGCCGTTGTCGTGCCAGTACGCCGCTGCACCCAGTGCGCTTGGCTCGACCTGTAGCAGCAGATCCGGCTGATCTTCCACCGGCAGGCCAATCAGCTCACCGATGCGGCGGTAGTTGCCACGGAACGTGTGCTGCATCGGGCCACGCCCCCTGTAGCGATGACCGTCGCCGCTAGCGGCGTTGCCGTTGCCCAGGCGGTCGGCGTAGACGAAGTTGGCCAGGCCCTCCGGGTTGCGTAGAAACTTGGGCGCCTGGGCCGGCGTGATACGCGCGCCAAACACTTCCAGCAGCCGAGCGCTGGTGGTGTAGGTCAGTCCTTCTTCCATGCGCGACAGGCTAAGACTCTCGTGACCGACCTGGCCAAGCCAGTGCGCGGCTCGGCGCTTGGTGGTGATGCCAAAGCGGTTGGCGGCGGCAATCAGTGGGCCGTGCCAGCGCTGTGCGCGTTGCGGCGAGCACTGCATGATCGAGGCGAGCTGGGTATCGGTGAACATCAATCGACCTTCAGGATGCGCGCCACATTGCCCTGGGCGCGGTAGGTGAGCACCGCCAGCACGATCAACGTGCCCAGGTGCCAGAGACTGACTTGCGAGCCGGCGCCGGCCAGCAGGATGTGCAGCGCCTGGCCGCCGGTGCTGGCGATCAGCAGCCACGCGCACCAGCCCGCGCCGCGTCGGTGACGCGCATCGACGGGCCGGTGGTAGGTAAGCAGGCGGACGCAGATGGCGAGCGAGGCCATCAACGTCAGGACGGTGACCAGGCTATGCACTGGGCGGACCTCCACGACGTAGGAAGGAAAAGTCGAAGGACTTGCTCTTTTCGATCAGGCCCAGCGTGACGGTGATGGCGCACGCGGCACTCGCAAAAGCGGCCACGCCACTGGACTTGATCGGCAACCAGCGCAGGATTTCCGGCGCCAACTGATAGCCGGCGATCACGCTCACCGGGAAATAGATCAATCGCGCCAGCAGCGGCTGCTTGGCGGCCGATACCACGAACAGCGCGCCGCCGGCGAAGGCGCCGATCAGCGCATCGCCGTCGATGCCAGGCAGCACGGAGGCAAGGCCCACACCGGTGGCGATCAAAAAGCCGCTCGATACGGAGGTGGGTTCGGTCATCAGATCAGTCCCATAGCTGCACAAGCGGCGTCATCGCCGCTGTGGTGGTGGTTACCTCGGGCAACTCCACCGGCGTGCCGTGCGGTAGCACGGCGCCCAGTTCGGCCAGGCCGGGATTGAGGAGATAGGTGCGCTCGACCAGGCCGGCCGTGCTGCCCAGGTGGCGCCAGCACAGCAGGTCGACGGTGTCGCCTTGCATGGCGTGCACGCGCATCAGATGAGCTCCACCGTGCTGCGCGGCAGGTTTTGCAGGTCACGCACGGCCCAGCGCTGGTCGCGGCGCAATTCGGTGATGCTGGGCGACAGGTCGTCGGCGCGTTGGTTGGCGCTGTCGGTGGCGTCGAAGCTGCGGTAACGCTCTGCCACCTCGACGGCAGTGGCGCATGCCACCGCCCGCAGATACAGCTGCACGCGGCGCGAGAGGCCATCGACGGTGGTGCTGGGCACATCGGCCAGCGCTACGTGGCCGGCCCGCTGCTGCGTGTCGGCCCAGGCTTGCAACTCGTCGTTGACCGCAAGCATTGCGGCCACGATGGCGTGGCGCAAACGCGCATCGGTGACGGTGCCATCCAGTCGCATGCTCGCGCGCACGGCACCCGGTGCGATCGCCGGCCAGAACGGCGCATTGGCGATCGCATCAGGCGTGGCGCTGGTCGTGCCGGTGGCAGTGAATCCGCTCATGGATGGCTCGGAAGAGATCGCCGGTGGTCGGGGCGTCACCGCAGCGATGCATTGCTGTGGATCAGCCCCGAGCCGGCGAGGGTTGCGGGGACGCTCGGTTATGCGTTGGTGCCCGCAGGCTCAACGCTGAACTTCTTCAAGAGGCGCTCGGCGCGCTCCAGATCCTTCTTGCCGCCGCAGGCGCCATGCAGTGCGATGGCGCGCTGCAGATCAGCCACAGCGGCGGCGACGATGGGTTGCGCCTGGTCGGCAGGCGTCTCATCGGTGATGCCTGCCAGCGATGCGCGGGCCAGTGCCAGGTGCAGCTTGGCGCGCACCTCGTCGGGCATGTCCTGCTCGGCGGTCAGCGTGGCGGTGTCGGCCAAGACGGCCGCGTCGAACGGCTGGCCGGTCTTCTGTGCCGACAACGCCGCCTCGGCAACTTCCTCGGCCAGCACACAGCCCACCGTGCGGGAGAAGCGGTCGGGCATCTGCAGGCCGTGCTTGAGCACATAGGCGCCCAGCTCCAGCGCGCCGGCATAGTCGCCGGCATCAATGCGCCACACCATGCACGTCATGACGATCTCGTCCTGCGCGCCCTGGCCGCCGGCCAGCACGCCGGCCAGATACGGCACGTAGGTCGGCAGCAGCTGCACCTTGAGCGCAGCCTTGCCTTGCGTGGACTGGATCTGCTTCAGCCGCAGGCGATCGCTCTGCAGCTGCGCCATGTGCTGCTCGTAGGCGGTGGCGCCGACCATCAGCTGGTGCGGAGCGCGCTGCGCTGCTTCCAACTCGGCGAGCACACGGCTGTGGTGACGCTTGGCGGGACTGTCGGCCATGGCTTAGGCCTCGATCTCGATGTGCTCGACCACGCAGCCCAGGCCGTAGTCCTCGACCACGTAGGCATCGTTGGAGGACTCGTAGTTCTCGATGCGATCGCGTGCGGGCACTTCCTGGATGTAACGGCGACGGCCGCCGGTCTGGTAGTAGATCGACAGGTTCGCAAGCGAAGTGACCATCAACGCGCCGTCCGGCAGGTACGGCACTTCGGCCACCTGCAGGCCACCAACGCGGCGCTGGCTCAAGATCAGGTCGGTGGCGATCTTCTCGCTGGCCGGCTGGTCCTTGTTGACCATCGGGAAATACTTGTCGTGCATCAGATCGCGACCGAGCACCACCACCAGGCTCGGATCCTTGCGGTGCCACGGATCCAGCAAGTTGCTCACCACATCGAACACCAGCGCATCGAGGTTGCGGTAGTCCGCGCCATCGCCGGCGCCGATGACCACCTTGCCGGCAGCCTTGCCGCTCGCCAGCACGCGCTGGGCAGCGTTGGTGCGGTACTGCTGCATCCAACCGATGTTGACGTCTTCCAGCAGCGGGAACGCAGCGCGGTCGGTGTCGGCAGCGGCGTGGGTGCCGTTGAAGCCGATCTGCAGCCGGTCCAGCGCCTGGCGCTTGACGATGGCATCGCGCAGGCGCGCCTGGAAGTCCGGGAACTTGGCCCAGGCATCGAGCAGCGCATACGGAATCGCGGTGTCGAAGTCGGTCTTCTTGGCGACGTACTCGTTCTTGTCGAGCGCGGCGACGTTGCGCGGCGTACGGGTCTTGCCGGCACCGGTATCGGTGCGGCTGGCGATGCTGCCAGTGACGCCGATGCCCACTTTCTGGCCGGACAGTTCGTCCACCGGGATGATGTTGATCTTGGACAGGAACTCGCTCGATTCCTGCATGCGCGTTTCCAGCTTCTGCTGCACGGTCGGATCGACAGCGAACGAGTGGAAGGCGGAGGTGATGCCGTTGAGCTTGGCGATCTGATCGGCGAACTGATTGAACTGCAGGCGGGTGGCGTTTTGCATGGTGGCTCCGAAGGTGGGGCGCTGGCGGCGTGTGTGTGGTGTGCGAAAGGCGTAGGGATTAGCAGTCGGTCAGCACAGCCGCGCCGCCGCCAGTGACCACCGGGCGTGCGGGCTGTGCAGGGTCCGGCTGTTGCGACAGCGACTCGCGCAGCTGCGCCAGGTCGTTTGCCAGCTGTTCGTGCTTGGTCTTCTGCTCGGCGTGTTCGGCCTGCAGGCGGTTGAAGCGTTCGTCCTGGCCGCGCACGTGCTCGGCGATCTCTTCGACGCCTTCGCCAAGCTCTGCGAACTGCTCGGGCGTGATGCCGGTGGCGTCCTCACTTTTGAGCGCGGTGCGGATCCGGCTGAGCAGATTGGCGACCGGGCCTTCGCTGACTTCGCTGAATTCCAGTGCGGTCTCTTCGGCGACGGTGAACAGGTTGCCCGGTGACTGCTTGCGATCGGCCAGCGGATTGGCGTCGGGGTTTTGGCTGGCGAAGCTGAGCATGGAGGTGCCCAGGCTGGCCGGCGAATCGGTGACGGCCAGGCCGACCAAATACGCCTTGCCGGTGTTGGCGAACTTCTCCTGCACCTCGATGCTGGTGTAGAGCTTCTGCTTGGACTTGTTGATGGTGATCAGGTCGGCGGTCGGCTCGATCTGTGCAAACAACGCCAGACGCTTGCTGCCGTCGATCTCCACCTCTTCGGCCTTGACGGCGGTGACATCGCCATACGCACGGAACGGCGAGTCCGGCAGCAAGCTGCGCATGTGCTCGATCCAGATGCGGGCGTTGTAGGTCTCGCGGTTGTAGGTGGCGGCCATGTCGTCGATCCAGCTGCGTTGGATCGTGCGGCCATCGGTGGTGGCGCCTTCGACGGCCACGCGGAACCAGTTGGAACGGAACTTCTTGGCCTTGGCCGACATGGGTGTCCTCTGCGCTGGATGCGTTTGCGATGACCCATGGTCAAACGCGACGCACAACGCAGCAACGCAATCACCGTGTAAACAAGGCGATTACGCGTCGTTCAACTGTCGGGATTAAGAGGTGGGCTGCACCCTGGTCGGCATGCAAAGCGTTGCCACCCAGCTCCCGATGGACACCCGCAGACAGGCCAAGTTCCTGTACTGGATGGGATGGCGCGTGACGGAAATTGCGCAGGCCATCGGCGAGAACGAGAAGACTGTACACAGCTGGAAGTCGCGTGACGAGTGGGATCGCGCAGACAACGTTGAGCGCATCGGCGGCGCGCTCGAAGCACGCCTGGTCGTGCTGATCATGAAGCCGGAAAAATCCGGCGGCGACTTCAAAGAAATTGATTTGCTGCATAGGCAGTTGGAGCGCCAGGCGCGCATCCAACGCTACCAGGGCGGCGGCAACGAAGCCGATCTGAATCCGGCCGTTGCCAACCGCAATGCCGCGCCGAAGAAGAAGCCCAAGCGCAACGACTTCACTGAGGAACAGGTCGAGCAGCTGACCACGGCGTTCATCGACGGCTGCTTCGACTATCAACGCGATTGGTACCGCGCCGGCAACGAGCGCACCCGCATCATCCTCAAGTCGCGCCAGATCGGTGCCACGTTTTACTTCGCCCGCGAGGCGCTGATCGATGCGCTCACCACCGGGCGCAATCAGATCTTCCTCAGCGCCTCCAAGGCGCAGGCGCATCTGTTCCGTGGCTACATGCAGCAGTTTGTGCGCGAGACGATCGACGAGACGCTCTCCGGCGGCGACAGCATCGTGTTTCCCAATGGCGCCGAGCTGTTCTTCCTGGGCACCAATGCACGCACCGCGCAGGGCTACCACGGCAATTTCTACTTCGACGAATTCTTCTGGACCTACGGCTTCAACGAATTGAACAAGGTCGCCAGCGGCATGGCGATGCATAAGAAGTGGCGCAAGACCTACTTCAGCACGCCGTCGAGCATGGCGCATGAGGCCTACACGTTCTGGACCGGCGAGCGCCGCAACAAGGGCAAGCCGGCCGCGCAGCGGATCCAGATCGATGTCTCGCATGACGCGCTGGCCGGCGGGCGCCGCTGCCAGGACCGCGCGTGGCGGCAGATCGTCAACATCCTCGACGCCCAGCGCCGTGGCTGCGACCTGTTCGACATCGACGAGCTGCGCGAGGAATACAGCCCAGACGCGTTCGCCAACTTGTTGATGTGCGAGTTCGTCGACGACGGCGCCAGCATCTTCCCGCTGGCGATGCTGCAGCCGTGCATGGTCGACAGCTGGGTCGAGTGGGGCCAGGACTACAAGCCGTTCGCCGCGCGCCCCTACGGCGATCGCGCGGTGTGGATCGGCTACGACCCGGCCGAGACGGGCGACACCGCCGGCCTGGTCGTGCTGGCGCCACCGCAACTGCCCGGCGGCAAGTTCCGCTTGCTGGAGCGGATCCAGTTCCGGGGCATGGACTTTGCCAAGCAAGCCGCCGAGATCGAGCGCATCACGCGCCGCTACTGGGTGACCTACATCGGCATCGACACCACTGGCATGGGCAGCGGCGTAGCGCAGCTGGTGAAGCAGTTCTTCCCGAATTTGGTCACCTTCAGCTACTCGCCCGAGGTCAAAACGCGCCTGGTGCTCAAGGCGTTTGACGTGATCCACAACGGCCGGCTGGAGTTCGATGCCGGCTGGACCGACGTGGCGCAGTCGTTGATGGCCATCCGCAAGACCATGACGGCCAGCGGCCGGCAATCCACCTTCACCGCTGGCCGCTCGGAAGAGACCGGCCACGCGGACCTGGCGTGGGCACTATTCCACGCGCTGCAGAACGAACCGCTGGAAGGGCGCACCGCGCGCAACTCCGGCTTCATGGAGATCTCTTGATGTTGACCGACCAGCTGCCCGCCACCGCGCCTGCAGCGCCAGCAGTGCCCGCACGCACCGAGGCCTTCACCTTTGGTGACCCGACGCCGGTGCTCGACGGGCGCGGGGTGCTGGACTATCTGGAGTGCTGGCAGAACGGGCGCTGGTACGAGCCACCGGTGGCGCTGGATGGCCTGTCCAAGACCACGCGCAGCAATCCGTTCCTGCAGTCCGGACTGATCTTCAAGCGCAACATGCTGGCGCGCACCTTCAAGCCGCACCGGCTGCTGACGCGCGAGGCCTTCGAGCAGCTGTCGCTGGACTGGATCACGTTGGGCAATGGCTACCTTGAGCGCCGGCGCAATCGCATGGGCGGTGCGCTGTCGCTGGCTGCCCCGTTGTCCAAGTACATGCGGCGCGGCATCACCGAGGGCGAGTACTTCCAAGTGCGCACCTGGCACGACGAACACGTGTTCGAGCCGGGCAGCGTGTTCCAGTTGCGCGAGGCCGACGTCGATCAGGAACTCTACGGCCTGCCTGAGTGGATGCCGGCGATGCAGTCGGCGCTGCTCAACGAGTCGGCCACGTTGTTCCGGCGCAAGTACTACAACAACGGCTCGCATGCCGGCTTCATCTTGTACCTGACCGACCCGCAGCAGAGCCAGGAAGACGTGGACGCGCTGCACAACGCCATGAAGGGCGCCAAGGGGCCGGGCAATTTCCGCAATCTGTTCCTGTATTCGCCAGGCGGCAACAAGGACGGGCTCAAGCTAATCCCGGTCAGCGAAGTAGCGGCCAAGGATGAGTTCAGCGGTATCAAGGGCATCACCCGCGACGACATGCTGGCCGCGCTGCGGATCCCGCCGCAGCTCATGGGCATCGTGCCGCAGAACGCCGGCGGCTTTGGGTCGATCCGTGAGGCCGCTGCCGTCTGGGCCGCCAACGAGCTGGAGCCGCTGCAGGCGCGCATGTTGAAGATCAACGACTGGGTGGGCGATGAGGTGATCGCCTTCACCCCGTATGCGCCGCCAGCGACCGCGTAATCCTTTCCCACCGCAAGACCACACAATGCTCAAGAACCTCCGTTGTGGCGAATGCGCCCGCCTGCTGTGCAAGGCCGGCGCCTTCGATGAAATCCAAATCAAGTGCCCGCGTTGCGGCACGCTCAATCACCTGAAGGCCGAGAGCCTCACCTCCGATCGCCGCGAGCGAATCCAAGAAGGCTCTCACCATGAAAAACCAGCTCCTGCAGGGCGACGCCCTGACCATCCTGCCCACGCTCGAAGCCAATTCGTTCGACGCGCTGATCACTGATCCTCCGTATGCCAGCGGCGGTCTTACCGCTGCGGCACGGGCCAAGCCGCCATCGCAGAAGTACGTCCAGGGCGGTGGCGCGCAACTGCATGCCGACTTCGTTGGCGACGAACGCGACCAACGCTCGCACCTGAAGTGGATGCACCTGTGGCTGTCCGAATGCGCGCGCGTGCTCAAGGACGGAGCGCCGGTGCTGCTCTTCACCGACTGGCGGCAGCTGCCGCTGACCACCGACGCGCTGCAGATCGCCGGCTTCACCTGGCGCGGCATCACAGTCTGGGACAAGACCGAAGGCGTGCGGCCGCAACTGGGGCGCTTCCGCAACCAGGCCGAATACATCGTGTGGGGCAGCAAGGGCAACATGCCGCTGGATCGTCGTGCGCCGGTGCTGCCTGGTGTTATCCGTGAGTCGGTACGCAAAGCCGACAAGCACCATCTGACCGGCAAGCCCACCGAATTGATGCGGCAGCTGGTGCGCATCTGCGAGGCAGGCGGGCGCGTGCTTGATCCGTTTGCTGGATCTGGTACGACGTTGGTCGCCGCATATTTGGAGGGCTTCGAGTCCCTAGGGATCGAGATGATCGATCAGTACGCCGCCGTGACCCGTGATCGCCTGGAGAAAACGCAGCCGCTCGAATAAAAGGCCAAGAGCCGCCCATACATGGGCGGCTTTTTACTACCACTTCGTAGAGAAATGTCCAGGGGCTACTCAGAGACTTCCGAAATATATAGTTCATCCATTTGTGCAGTCGGATCAAGTCGCCTTGCGCCTGGCTCCCTTGACGCGCGATCTTTTTTTCTGCGTTGGAATATGGCCCTTTCCTTAGTCTTAGTCTCGGAACCACTTGGCAGGAGTGTGATCGAGCCGAAAGTATGGCTTAGCCATTTCGCTATTACTTCGTCGATGTATCTGCTGCTTCTGATTTGAGTGAGGCCTCCTCTTATAACGGAGGATGATCGTTAACTCCAAACTAACAAGAAATTAACATGAAAATTAAATCGAAATATCTATTCGCCGCTTGTATCGTAGGTTGCGCGGCTAACGCAGGGGCGGCTACGCAGGTCTCCGCGATCAATCACGCTGGCCGCGCTGAGGCTATGTCTGCATGGGAAACGACCCTGAGGCAAGAAATTCCAGCGATGACGGGCTGCTTCATTTCGACTTTTCCTGACATGGGCTGGAAGGCGGTGCGCTGCGAGGCACCGCCGAAGGTAGTCATGGGGTCGCAGCACCTTGCCAATGACAAGGGTCGTACCACAATGGCCACCGACAGGGCGTTCATCACCGGTAACGGCAGCGATTATGCAGCGCGCTCAAGTAGGCTAACCCGCTCGGCGGTCGGTTCGTTCCCTAGCGTGAGCGGAGTGACCACCGGCGTGGTTCAATATTCTCTTCAGATTAATACCGACAATGCCAGCAATCCCGCCGCCTGCGCGCAGTTTGGTTTTTCCTCATGCAAGACCTGGCAACAGTACGTTTACTCCAGCGACTCAGATGAGAATTCCAGTAACGGTTTTCAGCCGGTTATCTTTATCGAAAGCTGGGTCTATGCGGACAGTTCCTCGGAGTACGACGCGGTAGGTTGCCCATCCGGCTGGGATGCGTACGAAGGTAATGCCTGCGTTATCAACAGCGACTCGGTGACGGTGCCTCTGGTGCCAGTGTCGGGCATTGGCGGCGTCAAGCTGACAGGTTCGGCAACCTCAGGGGGCGTGGACACCTTGACGTTCTCGGTGAATGGAAGAGCCTATAGCGTGAGCCAGAGCGCTTCTACAGTGAACATCAACAAGATCTGGCGCCAGTCCGAATTCAACGTCTTCGGTAACGGCGCCAACACCCAAACAGTGTCGTTCAACCCAGGCTCGCGTGTCTCGGTGAATTTAGCCGTAAATGATGGCACGACAAATGCCCCGGCCTGTCTGGGCGATGCCGGCACCACATTCGAGCAGAACAACCTGACGCGCGGTAGCTGTACCTCCTTTGGCGGTACGTCTCCGGGCATCAGCTTCCCCCAAAGCAACTAA